AGTAAATTTGCTTACCGGAACTTACCAAATGAAGCGAAACGAAACGAATGAAACCGATACGTTTATCATTAGTCCTTGTGGAGTTGTTGAGATAATTTATTGAGTAGTGAAACCAAACAAAGAGAATGATTAAACTTGATGATAATTTAAACGTTAAAAGAAACGGAGTTGATTGTACTAACGAATTTAAAGCGTAATGGCATACGACCGAAATAAAATATTTGAACAAGCAAAGGAGGCAATAGTTAAAAATAAACTGTTCTTCATTGAGGATATTGTGGCTTTTTTGCCTTGCGATAAAACTACTTTTTACCGATTTTTTGAAGTTAATTGCAACGAATACAACGAACTAAAAGATTTACTCGAAACTAACCGAACCGAACTAAAGGTATCGATGCGTTCAAAATGGTACAAATCAAACGCTCCTGCTTTGCAAATGGCACTAATGAAGCTGATATGTACAGATGAAGAAAGGAAGATGTTAAGCATGACGCACTCAGATATTACATCTAACGGAGAGAAATTAACACCTCCTATTGACTTAACCAACCTAACAGATGAGCACCTACGAACTCTTGCTAAAATCAAATCCGAGAGCGGAGTTAGCTAAAAGGCATCTTTTAGACTTCGTTTTGTATAATAAAGAGGGGTATCAAGCAAATTGGCACCATATTCTACTGTGTAAATATTTGGATGATTTTGTTTCCGGTAAAATAAAAAGGCTAATGGTGTTCATGCCTCCGCAACACGGAAAATCTGAACTTGTAAGCAGAAATTTACCGGCTTTTATATTAGGCAAAAACCCACGAACAAAAATAGTATTGGCTTCATATTCGAGCGACTTATCAAGCAGTTTCAATAGGGATTGTCAGCGGATAATGGATAGTGAAACATACAAGGATGTATTCCCCGAAACAAAACTTAACTCATCAAACATCGTCACAGTAGCGAAAGGTAATTGGCTAAGGAATTCAGATATATTTGAAACGGTTGGATATGGAGGGTTTTTAAAGACAACCGGTGTTGGAGGTTCACTAACGGGGACACCTGCCGATATAGCCATTATAGACGACCCCGTGAAAGATTCAATAGAGGCAATGAGTGCCACTTTTCAGTATCGTAATTGGAATTGGTACAACGATGTCCTATACACTCGTATTCACAATGATTCCCGAATATTGATAACTCAAACGAGATGGGATGTAAACGACCTTTCTGGAAAATTACTTGAAAGTATGGCTAATGGTGGTGAACAATGGACAATACTATGCTTACCTGCGGTTAAGGTGCAAGAAGATCCAAACGACCCACGACAAATAGGCGAGGCATTATGGGAAAATCGTCACTCGATAGATAAGCTAATGCAGGTTAGGTCACAGTCAATAAGAACATACGAATCGTTATACCAACAAAATCCACAGCCAACACAAGCAGGAGGGGAGTTTTATAAGTCATTTAGGACTGTTTTGCACACGGGCGAATACTTTAGGGAATACGATAGCAAGCTACCATTACACCTAACATTCGACTTTAACGTCAACCCTTATATGACTTGTTGCGTATGGCAGATAAAAGCTAAAAGAGCTGTGCAGTTAGCAGAAATATGTACAGTTACGCCAAATAACAATACAGCCGGAGTTTGTCGCGCGTTTATGGCTAAGTTCCCTAGACATGATGGAGGTATGTTTATTTATGGTGACCCGAACGGGAAAAAAGAAGACACAAGAAGCGAAAAGGGATTTAATGATTATACCATAATAATGGGTGAGTTGAAAACGTACAGACCAAGCCTAAGGGTGCAAAAACAAGCGCCACCGGTGCTAATGAGGGCAAACTTTATAAACCTAATATTTGAATCAAATTATAATGGTATTGAATTATTGATAGATAAGTCGTGCCACAAGACAATATCCGACTATTGCTATCTTAAAGAAGATGCGGATGGAACAAAGATGAAAGAAAAAGTTAAAGACCCGTCAACGGGAGTGGTTTCTGAAAAATACGGGCACACTTCTGATGCAAACGATTATTTAATTTGCTCTGCTTTCGCCAACGATTTTGCAAAGTACCAAGCCGGAGATATTATCAGCAATATTTCATACGGAAAAAACAGCTTATCAAAAAATAGATATTAATTATTAATTTTGCAACATGGCATATCTAATACACAACGACTACCTAAAGCAAATCCAAGAGGCGCAGTTGTCTCAGCTTGTCACCAACGATGAAAGAATACGAGTAGCCATCCAACAAAGCGCACAAGCAGAGGCTATCAGCTATCTTCGCCAAAAGTACGACATTTCAATGGAGTTCACCGATACTACTCAATGGGTAGGTTCTAATGTCTACAACGCTACTAATAGAGTTTACATCGATGCCAATGCTTATGTAACTTCAACGAGTTATGCGGTCGGTAATTATGTGGTAAACGAGGGAAATGTATATAAGTGTACCACTATAACAACGGGAGTATTTGACCCGACTAAATGGAGTTTGATAGGCGCTCAGTACGATTTGTTTTATGCTAAATATCCCGTCCCATTGTTCGATGTTTACGGTTATTACCAGGTAAATGACGAGGTGTTTTGGCAAGGTAAAAAGTACAAGTGCAAGATTCAAACACAAGCGATTAGCCACGACACAGCTATTCAGTATCATTTGTACAGCAATATACCACTAAACAACGTATTTCCGACTGATACCGTAGCCGGAGCGAAGTATTGGCAAGTTGTTTCTACATACACAGTACCGGCAAACACCGATATTTTAGATACTGACTATTGGACGAAAGGCGATAACCGCGATCAACAAATGTTACTTTATTTTGTCGATATTGCACTTTATCATTTGCACAGCCGTATTGCACCAAGGAATATTCCACAGCTAAGAATTGACCGATACCACTCAGCTATTGATTGGTTAAAGATGTGCGGTAAAGGCGAAGTAACGCCTAACTTGCCATTGATACAGCCTAGAAGTGGTAGTAGAATTCGATTTGGTTCGGTAGTGAAAAACGTAAACAGTTATTAAAATGGCAGACAAGTTAATAGATAGAATCAAAAATGTATGGGCCCCTACCGTAAGAGATTTACCGCCTAAGAACTCGGAGCGCAACCTACGCAACTACATTTCGCCCGTACAGTTACAGCGACTAAGGCATGATGTTGCTATGTGGCGCGAATGTATTCAAGAAGCCGAACTAGCATACTTCCCGCATAGAGTTAAGATGCAAAGAATGTACCTTGACACGGTGTTCAACGGCCACACATACGCTTGTATCAAAAGACGAAAGCAACTTACCATGCTTCGGGAATGGGAGTTCAAAAACAAAGAGGGTGTGGAAAGTGAGCAGAACGAAGAATTGCTTAACAAAAAGTGGTTTTCGGAATTGATAGAATATATCTTGGATGCCCGTTTCTTTGGGTATTCATTGATTGCTTTAGGGGATATTACAGACGGCAATTTCAATGACTTATCAATAGTTAGACGTGCCAACGTTTCGCCCGATCGTTTAGTTGTAAACCACTTGGTTTATGCTTTGGACGGTGCAGAGTTCATGCAAGAGCCTTATTCAGATTGGTGCGTTTATGTTCCAACAACAACCGAAAACGGCATTTCTATTTGTGGTTACGGGTTACTTTACCAAGTGGCCTTGTACGAAATCATTTGCAGAAATTTACTAGGCGCTAATGCTGATGCTGCAGAACTATTCGGGATGCCTATTCGCGTTGGTAAGACAAATAAAACAGAGGAACACGAAAGGGGCACGTTTGCAAATGCATTGGCTGATATGGGTAGCCAAGGTTGGATATTGCTTGACGAGTTCGGAGAAAGTATAGAGCTTGTAGAAAGTGGTGGTAATGGCCAAGGGTTTAAAATATATCCGGACCTTGAACAACGTTGCGAAAAGAAAATCAGTAAGATTATATTGGGTCATGCTGATGCTTTGGATAGTATTTCCGGCAAACTAGGAGCCGGTCAAGGTGAAGATTCACCGGTTGCTCAAGCGTTAATGGATACGAGAACAGAGGACGGAGCATTTGTTGAAGATGTGATCAACAACACGGTTATACCTAAGTTGATAAAGCTAGGATTCAAACTAGATGCCAACTATAAATTCTGCTTCTCAAACAACGAGGAAAAGGAGCATAAGGAAATAGAGCAAAGGGACAATATTAAGGTTTATGCAGATATAGCATCTACAATGAAAACCGCAGGTTTAAAAATGGATGCTAAATACTTTACTGAAACGACCGGAGTTGTTTTGGTTGAGGGTGATGAAAATACAGATAGCGCATCACAAGCAGAATTGAGGGGTAGTGTAGGGGGTGTTACTGGAATTATACAACTGCAACAATCAGTAGCTAATGGGTTAACTAGCAAAGAGGCTGCTGTAGCCACATTAAAATATGTTTACGGCTTTGATGATAAAAAAGCCACTGAAATAGTTGGAGAGGCTAAAGTTGTACCGCCAACGCCTCCAAAGTTAATCACTGACAAAGTCAAAAACAAGTTAGCGAATATCTATAAATGACAGAAATAAAGTATTTGGTGAGCAACTGCTA